TTAATTCCTGTAAGCTCATACCAAATTGATCCGCCATTTCCTTGGCCCTTCTAAGATTAGCTCCTGTTACTTCGAAACGCCCCTGTTCTCGATTAAATGTAACCACTGACTTAGCTGCTCCAATTAGTGCATCCTGTAACCCTTCAACATTATTAGTTGCCATATACATTAACTTAATTGGATCATTTAAATCTCCGAACGCCCCGCCTATCATCTGTAAATTTGCTACAACACCTAAAGCTTGTTCTGGCGACCACACTTTTTCGGCAAAATCAAATACATTTTTCATTTCCATCCTAAATTCAACCGATTTTTGAACCATACTATTTAAACCAGCCATTCCATTTTTAAACCCATATGAATTAATGTATTTTAAATTTTCATCAATCATTTTTGTTGTCGTCTTAGCGCTTAATCCCACTTCTAACGCACTATGTCCAGCTTTGTCAATCTCTCTTGACATATCACTAACCCCTAGCCCGATTTTTTCAAAATCTTTTCCCATCGCTCCTAATGCCGACATATTCTCAGTAAAAACGCTAGCAAGTTCCATTTGTTTAATTGTACCTTCACCAAGTAATTTAAATTTCCCAGACTCTCCGACTAACCCAGTAACAGAATCTCTTAATTCTTCAAAACTAATTCCTAATGATACTGCAGCTGGTGACGCTGCTATAATTTCTTCTCGGAAACCTTTTGATAACTTACCAACCATTCCCGTATTTTTACTCATACTCTCTAAAAGGTCATTTTGTTGTTGTAAATGTAATTCAACTTCATCAACAAGAATTTTACCCACTTCAATAATAGAATTCTTCCAACCTCTAAATTTACCCGAAGAATCAAAAAATGTACTGAGACCTTTTTGAACACTTTGAAATTCACCAGCGTCGCCAGCTTCACCTCTAATTTGGGTTTTTAATAATCTATCAACTATTCCAGTGCCTCTGGTTGAACTTCCATATTGATTTCCACCACTGCCTCTATCAGATGTGGTTCTATCGGTTAATCCTTTATTAAATGATCCTTTATGACTAAGATATGCTCCATATTGTGTGTTAATAAGAGGTCCATCATTATCCCCATGTGGCAACTTTTGGTCTACCCATTCAGTTACAAACTCGTTATAACCTGTTTTAGCTGCCGCTTGTAATCTTACATCATCTGCCATGCTAATAAATACCCTATTTTTAATTTTCGCTTTCTAATTCTTGTATATAACCAACAAAGTATCGTCTTAAATATATGGGCATAGAAATGATATCAGAATATGAAAATTTTCTGTTGATTAAAAATAATATTTCATCTAGTTGTCTCTTTTTATAGTCCGTAGAAAGGTCGAAAAAATTCCGCCCCAAATCCAACTTCGACTTGGATCATCTCCTTTGAGGGGGTTTCTACTGTTTGAATTAAATCTAATTTGGGTCTATGATCGTTAACATATTTTTTAAAATCATGCGAATCTGATATTGGCATTTTACTTTCAATAAAATTATGTATTTCCATAAGGTCTCTATTCCCATTAATAGATTTTATCATCATTTCAAGCCGTTTTGTAATTACGGGAGCAACACTCTGACCATTCCAACTGGTTTTTATTTTCTCAATTTCATCTTCTTGTTTTTGCGTTAAAAATTTAAACGTAATATTAATTCCGCTTTTTTTCAAAAAAAACGGATATTCACCATTTGAATCTTCAACTAATGTGAAATCTTCCATTTTTACTACAGATAAATCTAAAACAATTGAAAATTTTTCATTTGTTTTTGGATCAATTAATGTCATATTATACTCGGATCCAAATGCAGTATTTCTTAAAAATATTAATATTGCCCGTTTATCTTCTTCAACAATGTCCTCAAATAATAAATCCTTATCTAATATTTTTCTTTTTAATAATTCAGCAACAACGCCACTAGACGCTATTAAATTTGGTGACGATAAAATATTTTCATCTGCGGCAGTTAAATACGCTACTCTAACAGATTTTTTCTTATTGGCATAATATATACCTCTACTTGGTAATTCAACAACATCGTATGCAATTGTTGGATCGATTTTAAACTCTTCCATGTCTTTTTATTTTATTATAAGTATTATACGTAAAAATTTTATTAAAATATATAGAACTACAATAATTTTAATTTTAAATCGGATATTATCCATTCTGGCCTTTCATTAATATCTTTTTCCCAATATCGTAATAACTCTATGTTTTTATTTTTACATATTTCATTTTTAACTGCATCATTATTTACAGTTAATATTTGTGTTTGATATTTTGGAAAGTTATGAGTCGAATTTGGATTACAATGATAAAAATCTCCATCAACTTCAATTAGTATGTTTTTTTCTGGAATATAAAAGTCAAAAAACTTTTTTTCAAACTCATATTGAAATTCGTTTTTAACTCCAATAAGTTTTAATATATTTTCGAATTTTCTTTCAAGTTTTGTTTTCTTTTTTTTACCATATCTTTTTAACCATTTAATTCGTTTCTCTCTCAGATTTTTTACAATAGACGGATCATTTTTATACCTCACTTTTTGCGTATTTGAACAATTAATTTTAGATTCTTCTGTTTTTGGAACGCCAGTTAGACTATTTGATATTTTTTTACCTCTTTCTTTGTTATTTCTTAATTTATCCTTTATTCCTTCTATTTTTTGACGAGTTTCTTCATCATCTTTCTCCCACCATCCTACATATTTTCCAGCTTTCCAATTCTTTTTTTGAGTTTCGATTGCTTTTTGATGCGTTTCTGGGTTTTTTTGAAAATTATTTTTACCTGGAACTCTATTATGATGTGATTGTATAAATCTACGAAATCCCTTTCCTGTTGAAATAAATGGAGCATCTTTCCCACATCCACATTGACACTTTGGCGTTATTCCATTCAAAATATAATTAACATAAATTAAATTATTGCTTAATTTATGTTTTGATGATGAATGCCTTAATAATCCTAAAAAAGAAGTAAATTCTTTTTGACAAACACTACAAATAAAAATTTCCATATAATTATGTTTTAAATAAATATATGAAAATTAATTTACAAAGTAAATGGATAGATGCGTTTTCTTTTATAAAAATTATAACTATCTGATTATCAATGATTTTTCAATATACAAGTATACAACGATCCATACGAAGAGAAACATTAATATCGGCTAGTTTATCATCAACATAGTCCAAACTTCCGAAGTCCAAACTTGTAAGGAATGTGCCTTGAAGAATCCATTTTTCAACTACAACTCCTGTTGGGTCAAGCATTTCTAACTCAATATCTTTCTTATATCCGGAACTGTAACCCATTCTCCCTGTGACACTTTCAGCGTGTAATCTAAACCATTCCATTAGAGCCTGAGAAGCTGACGGTCCAATCGGGTCTTTAAACGTTACTTTAAGTTCTTCCCAAACGAATCTACCAGCAACATATGTTGATGTGTTCAGAAAAGGAATTTCTGTTGAGGCTATTTTAGCATTCGGCCTAGCCGCAGTTGTTACATACCATTCATTTATTCCTAAACTTGATGGAAATCTTAGAATAAATCGGTTTTTTCTCTTCGGTTCATAAGGAACCGGCATTTTCATTAGTAAATCTGCCATAATTTTCGTATATTTATATATTGATAAATATATGACTATGGAAAAAAGTAAAAAAGAATTAAAAATTTTTTTATTAGAGAATAATAAAAGTGGATATAAAACAAAAGAAAAATATATTAATACTAATTTTTCAATATTTTTTTCAAATTTAAAATCTTTTATTGTAAAAAATAAATTAGAAAGAGTTCAATTTAAAGAACAATTATTTTCATATCTACATGATATAAAAAAAATTCCACAATGTCCAATATGTAGAAAACCATTAATTTTTAAAAAATCATTTAAGGAAGGCTACGGAACATATTGTTCTGTTAATTGTGCTAACAAATCAGAAAAACATATTAATAATATTAAATGGACAAATATCAAAAAATATGGGGGAGTTTCACCTGCTAATTCTCCTGATATAAGAAAAAAAATGTCAGATACTAATTTTAAAAATTATGGAGTCTTAAATTTTTTTGAGAAAAAAGATGTTATACAAAAAAAAATAAATGAGAAATATGGAAACCCAATTATAACAAAAACTAATCATTTTAAAAAAATAATGAAAGAAAAATACGAAAAAAAATATGAAAATGAAAAAATAATAAAAAAAGATAGTGATATTATATATTATTGTAAAACTTGTGGAGAATCTTCAACTCATGAATATAATTCATTTAACTATAGACAAAGAAATAATATTTCACTATGCAAAATATGCGTTCCGCCATATCAATCTATGATTGAAAAAGAGCTGGAAAATTTTTTAGTTGAAAATGAATATGATTTTAAAAGGCATGACAGAATTACAATTACTCCTAAAGAAATTGATTTTTTTATAACAGATAAAAAAATTGGAATAGAATTAAATGGATTATACTATCATAGTGAAAAATTCATACCAGATAAAAATTACCATAGAAATAAATGGATATCTTCTCAAGAAGAAGGAATTCATTTATTTCAAATATGGGAAGATGAATGGAAATTTAAAAAAGAAATTGTTCAGAATATAATAAAAAACAGAATATCTGGAACTAATAACAAAATATGGGGAAGGAAATGTGAAATAAAAATAATTGATAATAATACCTATAGATTTTTTGTCGAAAAATATCATATACAAGGATACGCCCCAGCAAAAATTAGGATAGGATTATTCTTTAAAAATGAACTGATACAAATAATGTCATTTTCGGGCAATAGAAAATCAATGGGTAGTACAAAAAAAGAAGGAGAATATGAAATGATAAGATTATGTACAAAATTAGGAATAAATGTAATTGGTGGATCTGAAAAAATACTATCTTATTTTGAAAAAACGTTTAAACCAATTAAAATTACTAGTTATTGTGATATTCGATATTTTACAGGAAAAACATATTATAAAATGGGATTTAACCTTAAAGAAATAACAAAACCAAATTATTTCTATTTAAAGTCTAACGAAGTTAAAAGGCATCAACGATTTAACTTCAGAAAAGATAAGTTAGTTAAAATGGGATTTTCGAAATTTAAGACAGAACATGAAATAATGAAAGAACTAGGATATTTAAGAATTTGGGATTGTGGTAATAAAAAATTTATTAAAACTTACGAAAACATTTGATTTCCTCATTTTTTATTCGTAAATTTTCTAATAGGTCCGATATTGGCCCTTTTATTTTTTATTAAAACTAAAAAATATTTTAATAAATTTGACTTTTTCAAAAAAATTTTGTATATTTATGGGCCCCCTCCGGTTCCAGAATAAGCGGATCCAGTAATAAAAGGCCCAAAATCCAGAATGATGTTATGATTGGCCCAATATATATAATCTCCAAAAAAATAAAAAAGCAATACTAGAATATATACTACTATAATACTGGACAAATTTTCGTCAAATAAAAAAAGGTAGTTTCCTACCTTCTTTAATTTTATAATATCATTTCAAATTTCATTGTTCCACAATCCCAAATTCTATCGAATCCTCTTTCTTGCATTATTTCCCATTCTGTTTTATCTTTAGAAAATCCTTCTTTTACTAACTTATCTTTTCTAAATGTAAACCTATGAAATCTATGAAGAAAATCTTTTGTACTTACATACCAGTAATTGGGATCAGATTGATGAATGAATTTAAATCCACATTTATAATATATTGTTTCTTCAGGAATAATACCAGACCATCTTGAATCAGCATATGTAATAATTTTAAATGGTTGATACTCTTTTATAAAATATTTTAGTAATCGTGAAAATCCACCAATAACATTTGTATCTAATTTACTCGCAAACCTAAGGAGTTCGTATTCATTATTCATTGAGGTATTTCCTAATGATTTTCTTTTCATGCCAAAGGTCATAACGCTGACTAATTCATTGTTAAAAAACAATCCTGTTCTAATTTTGTCAACTAAATCTCCTTGTAAATGATTCTTTTCTAAAAATATTTTTGATTCCGATTTAGATATTTCTTTTATTATACATTTTCGAGCGAAAATTTTATTTTCGGTTATGTTAAGGATGTTTTTAATTCTGGAAAAAACAATATTAGGGGATTTTTTAATTTCATCTTCAAAAATATGAATTAATTTTATTCCTATAACATTTAATTTTTTTGTTTTGTCGATATGATAATTTTTATCTTTTTTTCCATATATTTCAGAATGATAATAATTACCATTTATTTCAAAACCAATATTATATGACGGCAAAACATAATCAACTTCTTTTCTATTTAAAAGTTTTTTATCATTTTTTAAATAATTTATATTGTTATCATCAAAAATGGATTCCATGAAAATGTTTAAAGAATTATCTGAGGTTATTGGATAGCATTTTCTACATATTATATCATATTCTCGAAATACTTGTGTATGAGTAAATTCATTTCCACATTTTTTACATTTAATTGTTGCGTACTTGTCATCAACATAATCAATAAATATAAATCCACGATCTTCAATTCTTTTTATAACGGAATTATACCTTTGTTTTATAACTTTTTCTTTATACTCATCAGAAGAAACATAAAGTCCATCAAATAATTCTTTTTGTTTATTTATTGCTTTATCCTGATTTGATTTAATCTGTAATGGAAATTCAACTCCATAATGATCAAAATGTGTTTTTTTAGATTTATTTTGAAATTCTTCCAATTTTAAATGATGACCTCCATATCTTTCGTTTAAAGTTTCATTAAATTTATCTCTATTATTATAATTGGCGTCTCCATATTTAATAAATTTAGTTTCGTTTCTTTTTTTTATAATTTCTTTTTGTTGTTCTTCAGTTATTTTTGAAATTGAATCAAAAAATTTTTTTCTTATTTCAGGAACTTCCATATGATTTTTAGTACCATATCTTTTAATTTTAGTCTGGTCTGATTTGGTTTTAAAATCATCTGTTTGGAAATAATAAAATCCATTATTTTTTAATTTAGACGATTCGATTGATTTTTTACATCTTTCTTGGGAATTTTTTTTATTCCATATTAATCTACATTCATCAGAACAAATTTTATTTTGTTGTTTTTTTCTAATTTCAAATTCTTTCTCACAATTTAAACATTTTCTTTTTTCATACAAATCAACTTGTTTCGGTTTGCCCTTAATTCCAGCAGATACATAACAAGTTTGATTACAATATTTTTTATTTCTCTGTTTAAAGGGTATTGTAAATTCTTTTTTACAATGTTCGCAAATTTTTATTATATTCATAATTCTCTTTTTATAAATATAAGGAAAAATATTAACATAATCAACAAGAACTGTGGAAATAAAAAACTTGGAAGAAATCTCTTCCAAGTTTTTAAAATTTTTAATTAAATTAAATCAATTAAACGTTCTCAAATGACGCTCCAGTTGGGGTAATTATGAATTCTATATCTATAAATTCAAGGGAACGTGTGGGTTTAATATATATCTTCCCCCTGAGAGTATTTTGATCAATATCTTCTGGATCGTTTGAAACCACCAAACGGAAATCATATAATCCTCTTTCTTTTTTGATTGCTTCGAGGATCGGATTAACCAATCTTGTAAATTCATTTCTTACTTGTTCATCATTTTGTTCGAAAAGTAATCTAACAGCTACAGCCGATATAAGTTTTCTTGCTCTCAAGAGTAATCTTCTTACATTGATTCTATCCAATGCCGATTCTTTAACCTGAAGAGTCTTATTACCCCAAATTATAGGCCCAGTATCAGAAAATGTTGCAATTGGATTAATTCTCATCTTATAAAGATCATCTCTTTCATCAAGGGTCAACTTTTTGACCGCTTTAACAGCATTTACAATCCCTCTTGAATACCCAGCTACTGCAAACCAAGGATAGGATACATTATCAGTCAATGCAATGTTTCTAACAACTTCCCCTGTTGCAGGAATAAATAATTGTGTCGAATTATCGCTATCTCTAATTTGTATCCATGGCCAGTATATAGCTGAATAATTAGAATCCAGTCCAATTGTGTCCATTTTATCAACAATATCGTCAACTGTATCGACATTTGGAGTTGCAATAATATAGAGTGAATCTGCTCTTTCGGTCTCAACCATATCGATTGCCTGATCGGTTAAAGAAGAATGGTCATAAAAATTAAGTCCAGGTGTTGCAAAAACATTAATGTCAATAGCTTCTGGATTGGAAAATGTTTCAATACCTGCAAGATATGCATAATAATCGGAATTTCCAACATGATCATCAAATACTCCGCCACTCTCAGCCCAATTGTCTACATAAGTTGTTTTGCCATAAATGTATGGTTCGGTATTTGTTCTTGAGTTTCTATATATATCCCATCCATCAAAACCTCCACATGCGGCGAATGTAAATTTACGATATGATATATCATTAAGCATTCCTTTGTCTGTTCCTTCTAAATCATAAGGAGTACAATCATACTGAAATCCCGTAATTGTGCTGCCAGTTATTGTTGCTGCATTTAATGATAAATGGAATCCAGTCGATGTTGTGTCAGAATATTGACCCTTGTATTTAAATAAATCAGCATCAAATCCCATTTGTGATGAAAGACCCAAGGATACTTTTTTAATTTTATCGGTAGATGTGTCATCTGCTACTCCATTAGTATATGTAATAACATCGCCAGCAGTATAATAATATGTTTTATATATAACATTACCTAATACTGAACTTGAAAATGTATCAGCAACAAACCCTTTAAATCCTGCAGGAACTGCGTCTATTGGATGTTCCTCATTCATCACCAACATAATGTATTTTGATTTCAATTCATATTTGGTATCAGATGTACCAATTTTCAAAGCAACGTATCCTGGTAATCCAGGGTTCATTGTACACCTTGAATATTTTTCAAGGACAAGTTGATTATCATCTGTGTCATTAAAATCACGAACCAATACATCAAATTCTCCGGTTTCGAGATTTATACCTGAAATGGTAATTTTAACCTGATAATTTGCTGAATCTCCGTCGGGAATTGTGAGAACCTGAAACAATTCATCCACTTTTCCACCACGCACTTCAGAAACAACCATTGGGGACGCGGGCGTATCCCATTCATGTAAGAAATCATCTCCGACAGATTGTGTTATTACTGTTGTACTTAT